AAGCTTTTCATTATCTCTAATACGTTCACTGTGTCTTGTAGTCATTTTAATTAGTTATTTGTTTGGTTAATTAAATTGAATAATATAAAGAAAAAGTAATTCAATTTTTTACTGTCTTCTAATATCGCAATGGATTATAATTATATAAAAATTCTAAACAAAAATGAGATACACCATGAATACCAATCGCAATAGAAAATAATAAATATAGTATAAGAGGTTTATAATAGTCATTTGTTTTGTGGTTTCCATATTGAACTAATAGAATAAAGGCAAATAATAGAAATATCCCATTTAGCACATGAGCATATAAAGAAGGTTTTAACAACATATTATAATCATTTGACATTATAATATGTTATAAGAAATTATAACCATTTTATACAAATACATAGAAAACAACTTTCTGTAATATATAATTTTTGGGTTTCTAAACAAAGTTCGCAAATAACATGGTCGCATTTTAATTGTATTGTATTTGGTTTTACTTCACGACATAATTGACAATATCTTATTGAACTATTATTTTCCATTTATAAAATAAATATAAAAATATTATATTTTCTAAACAAAATGACAACATAACCCATAACAAATACAATTGTAATTAAAAATGTTGCTACTATAAATACAAATAAACATAAATTTTATGGAAATAGATTTTCTTCAATATTATAAGAACCTATTACTGTTTCCATAGGAGAAAAGTTATTATCATATTCCTCATCACTAGTATAATATATTTCACTATTTTCATCGTCATCGTCTTCAGTATCATCATTTTCTTCCAATAGTATTAAATGATTAGTCATAAAATTATTATTATAAATGTTGTTGTATGGAATATATTTATCCTCTAATTTATCAATATAAAATTTCCTTTTTCCATCTCTTTTATTATTACCAGTAATAACCTTTCTCCCAAATCTCGGATTGAATTTCACAAATTCTTTTATTTTTTTATTTAATAGAATATCATATGATATTTTTTTGTTACTTTCTGTAGAATACAAACTATGTAAATATAGTTTTAAATAAGGTTTCATTATTTTTATCAATTTTGGTGTCGGAAAATCTTTATGAATTTTTATATTATCACTGTAATAATTAGACCTTATCATTTGTAATATTTTAGACCTCAATGTTTGTTCACTAGAATTATTTATATAATCTTTTATAGAATAATCTCTAATAATATCTTCATTCTCTAATTTGAATTTACTTAAACTAAAATTGGCCATAAAATAATTATGGAATAAAATGGGTATAATAATATTGGTTGATTTCATAAAAAAATAGATATTATATAGGTCTGCTTTATTGAAAGGCATATTGTTATATGGATTTTTACAAATCAATGGTTTTGAAAAAAAATAATCAGTATTACCTAATGCTGAATTTACAATATTAACCAAGTCACTAATTGTAAATAAATATTTTTTATTATTTTGAAATAATACAAAAATATTTTTATCATCAATATGAATTGGATTTAAAAAAATATCCGTGCTTATTTGTATATTCGCTTTTCTGAATCTATAATTTCGTATTGTTCTCATAATAATATAATATCTTCGTTGTACTTTCATGAAATTATCCAAAAATAATTCTTTTGTTTCGGCGTTAAAAAAATCATTAAATATAATAAGTTTTAAGTTATTAAATTTAGTGGTTGGCGTTAACGAATTTGCTTCAGTAATTGTAATAAAACTATAGAACATATTTTTCACAAAACAATTTTCAGAAGTTTTAGTATTCTCATATTTATTTATATAATGATAAAAGTTACACATGGATGCTATATCATTTTTATTTACTACGAATATTAATTTTGATACATTAATAACAAATTGTATTAAATAATTGAATAAATGCATTAAATATATAAACATTAATAATTTTATATATTTTATAATTTATTATTATATTTTATTTTACTATTTTACATTTTAAGCATCAAGTTCTAATTCTTGTTTTTCAAGAACATTTTTAAGCAATAATTCATTATGAAGCTTTACACTTTCTGGGTCTGCTACTTCGCGTTCTTCAAAATCTATCTTTTCTTTTACACCAATCAAATTACCTTCATCATCTAATGTTTGTGTTAATACATTACCTGATTTTTCAGCTAATTTAATATTTTCTTCAATTGCCTTTTTCTTTGTTTCTTTAATTCGGCGTTCAAATTCTTGTTTTGCCTTTTCTTCATTCTTTACTTTTTCTTGGTGTAGTTGGTTTAATTCATCTTCCATAAATTCTACACGACCAGTTTTATAAGCATCAGGATCCCATGGAATCCACATACCAACAGGTCCTACATAAATATCATGGTTAGGGTCATATTCACGAAGTTTTTTGCATTTTATTTCAGCTTCTTCTTGTGTTGGAAAAACGCCGCGAATTTTTAATCCACGAACAGAAGTTTGGAACGAATTTTCGCGGTTAAATTTCTCATTTAACTTATCTTCTTGTTTATCTAAAAAATTCTTATAATCATCTTCTACTGAACTTTCTTTTAATTTATCACCTTCTTCGTTAGAGAAATCATTAAGGTCAGTTAATACATCTTCAATACTAAGATTATATTTATAAGAAATAAAATGTAAAAAATCATTAAACTTAGTCAAAGATTTAGCAAAATCCCATTGTTTTACAAATTCATCAAATAAAAATACTTCACGCTTCTTTAGTATTTTTTCTGGAGAAATAAATGACATACATGCGAATTTTTGGCCAGCAATTGGTTGGTCTTCATCGCATAAATCAATATATTTAGGATTTGGTTGCCCATTTTCAAGTATTTTTCTTTCAAACCCAGACATTTTTATATTATAATTTAATAAATATTATTTAAGTGATTTAGTTATAATTATATATTTTATTATTTAGGATGTTTTTTTTTATTATTCTATTATATATCATTTGAAATGAACGGTATGATTGATTTCCCTGAACTTGTTAAAAGAATTATTAAGTATTTAGTTCTTGGTCTTTGTATTGCTGTCGTAGCTATTGTTATTCCAAAGAAATCCCTTAATGTTGAAGAAATTATTATTCTTGCTCTTGCTGCTGCTGCTACTTTCAGTATCCTTGATACTTTCCTACCATCTATTGGTGAAAGTGCCAAAATGGGTATTGGTCTATCAGTAGGTTCTGCTCTTGGTGGTGGTATTAGAACTTTAGCAATGTAAATTTTTTAGCTTTATAAAATTGTATATCTTATTATACAATTTTATTTTCAATGTTTTTATTCAAACTTCGTACAATGATAGTTTTATATAGAAAAATAAATAGACAAATAAGAATAAAATAAAAGATAGATTTATATTATATGGAACGTCATAATATTGAAATTGGGAATGTTTTTGAAGTTCATAATTATATGAATTCTGAACCTTATATAAAAGGAGAAACACAGATTATTTATTTAGGACAAGATGAAGAACTTATAGATGGCCTCAAATACGGAAATTTTGTGACTGTTAATAATAAAAAAGGACAAGAGGGTGTACATTATTTTAAGAGACCTATGGTTATTTTTTTAGACTTCATAGATCAAGGAATTTATATAAATAAAAACGAATCCCATATATCACAAACACTTCTAGAAGAAATCCGTTTTAATGTTGATAAACAAAAAGAAAGTCTTAATGCGCTTGTAACAGCAGTTCAAGAAAAAGTTCAAAAAGAAGAACCTATATTAACACCTGAGATAAAAAACGAAATTTTGAATTATTTCACAAATAGAAAAACTCCAAAAGAGCATTATAAAGCAGGTAATATAAAGAAAAAAAGAAAAACAAGACGTTCTGTAAAGTCTAAAAAAAGTAGAAAATCAAGAAAAACATTAAAAAATGTGTAAAATATTCTACAAATAAATCCCATCAAAACAACTTGTTTCAAATTCTATTTTATTTTCTGTTAATTGAGAACATGCGTTGATTATATCATTCAAATCATTGTATATTACTTGTTCAATACCTAATGTTGTGGCTATTTCATCTTCACTTTTATTATACGCAATCAAATCTTCGCTTTTTTGAATATCAATACCATAGACATTTGGATAAATAATTGGTGGAGCAATACTACCGAAATAAATTTTTTTTACACCAGCATCTTTCGCCATTTTTATTAATTGTAATGATGTATTCCCACGAACGATAGAATCATCAATGATTAATATATTTTTTCCATAAAACTCTTTTTTAATTGTATTTAATTTTATTCTAATATTATTAACACGCGTCTCTTGATTCGGCATTATAAATGTACGAGAAATATAATGGTTTTTTATAAATCCTTCAAAATATGGTTTATTTAATATTTGTGAAATACATAAACCATATATCCTTGATGTTTCTGGAACGGGCATTACTACGTCAATATCATTTATTATATTTGGAAATTGTCTCATTATTTTATTTGCGAATGCTTCTCCCATTTTAATTCGCGCATCATAAACTAATATATTATTTATAGTACTATCTGGTCGGGCAAAATAAATATATTCAAATATACAAGGTTTCCATATTGGATTAGTAGCAACCACTTGTTTTTCCATATTTTCTGGACGAAAAATAACACATTCACCTGGGTGAACATCGTGTATATTGGTATTATTACTAATCAATGCGTCTATACAAGAACTTTCGGATGCTATAATATAATTGTTATTAGAATTAGAATAACATAATGGGCGAATTCCATTTTTATCACGAAATGCGATTAAACCTACTTTATTCATCATAATAATTACCGAAAAACTACCTTTACATAATTCCATTATTTGTTTTATTGTATCAAATATTTCTTCATTTGTAATAGCATCTTTTTTTGGTAATAAACCAGCAAACAAATTTAATAATAACTCCGAATCGGAAGAACTATTGATGTGTCTATAGTCTTTTTCTACTATATTAAGTAATTCTTCATTGTTTGTTAAATTACCATTATGAACCAGGGCAATACCATAGGGCGTATTTGTATATAATGGATGTGCTTGTTCTGTATTTATTTGACCCATTGTACAATATCTTACGTGTCCTATTCCTATATTTCCTTGTAGATATTTTGTATTTTCAGGATTATAAACATCATTTACTTTACCTAATTGTTTATGTGAATAAAAAATATTGTTACTTATAGTCATAATACCTGTTGAATCGCTACCTCTATGTTGTAACATATTTAACCCATGTATTATATTTGGACAAACGGGTTCGGATTGGTTCAATATACCAATTACTCCACACATTATAGTCGTTAAATAATATATATAATATACTAAAGAAACACTATTGTGAATTTTACGCATTAAACACTTGGAAAAAATACCCAATCCAAATCTTTACAAACTTTTTTCCATATCATATCTTGCTCTAATTGTTTTTCGCGGTCTTTCATCATCGGTATATAAGGTAAATATTGGGTTTGGTCTAAGAGAACACACAATTGATGTAATGTATAAGTATAATTGAAAAAATTGGTGCGATTGGCTGGACAATGTGTAGCCCATGGTTTTTGTATCTCAATAAATAATACACATAATGTTTCATGTAATTCTTCATTCATTATTGGCGGTTTTATTCCAAAAATAGAATTTATATATTGTATATGTTCAAAATATTTATTATATCCTAATTTTCGTAGGATTTCGCGCATTTTATCATAATTAATAAGCGACATATCTTTTATACGTTCTTTTTTAATTCTGGCTCTAATTGCTTCAATGACTTCATCTGGTATCTGTGTAGTTTCTTTTGCTTGGAATTGTGATAAAATCTCTTTAAAATGGTTAAGTCGTATATAAGCTGTATAAGATACTTCATTTGGAGGTTCTTTATTTGTCGGTTTTGAACTATCTATAATATAAGTAATAAATTTACCACAATCGTTATTATTACATATCAAAATACCTTCTTCATCTTGTGGTATAAGTTCCCCTTTACGACAATGTTCACATACATCGGATTGGACTACAAAATCTTGTAAATTAATTATTTCATTATTTACATTTCGCCAATAATTTTGATAAAGTTTTTTAGAATGAGAATATTTATCACTATTTAAATTGGAAATAGAGTCATTGTTTGCTTTAATTTTGAAAAAAGAATTGAGAACCTTTACGTTTTGGTTATTATCACCTGATGATATTTTCTTTTTTTCTTCAAAATATTTGAAAATATATTTGGAATTATCTAATAAATAACGTTTCTTTTGTTGTTTTAATTCTTTTACTTGTGAATTGATATTATGTATTTTATCGCGAATATCCATATAAGCGTCAATTTCGTTTTCTTTCAAATTAGATATCATAGATTTGAGTTGAGTTTTCTCTTCCAATAATTTAGGTATTATTTCGGTTTCGTTTTCATAAAATTGGTTTAGCATTTCAGTATGTTTTTCATCTATTGTATTGGATTGTTTTGGAGGAGGTTTTTTTGGTATTATTTGGTTCATCTTGGTTTACAAATTATATAAAAATTATGTTGAAGTATTTATATAATTTTATATGGGGAATATAAAATAAATTTATAATATTATCGTCTGAATTTTTTTGTCTTATTTCTATATTTATTTCGTTTTGTTTTATTTTTATTTTTACAGTTTTTCTTTATAGTTCCACCAAACTTACCTTTGGGATTATTTTTTTTTGTGTTTTCTAATTTTTCTTTATCTGCTTTATCTGCTATCTTTTGCGCTTTTCTTGCTTTAATTCTACCTACAAGACTACTTTCTTCTGGAGGAACCTCTATTCTTTTTAAAGCAGCCTCATCTGCCTGTTCTCTTTTTGTAAGTTTAATTGTGTTTTTGTCCAATGTAGGGACTTTAAAAACAGTTTGAGTTTCTTTAGTATCTGATATTTCTTCTGTTATAGCATTTAATGCTCCAAAAACACTATTTAATGCTATATTATCTTCTGTTTCTTCTTTTATATTTTTTTTTCTACCTATAGTTTTTTTTAATTCCTCTTTTTTTGGTGTGCTAGGATTTTCCTGTATTTCTAATTCTTCTAAAACAGAATTTGCTACTACTGCTTTAGAATTAAATTTCTCATCGTTTATATTTGTTTCAAAACTTTTTGAAAAGAAATCATTTAATGCTGGACCAAAATTAGGGAGTTCATATATTTTATCTTTCAATTTGTCTAAATAGCCTTTTTTTATATTTTCTATATTATTAATTAATTCAGTATATAATTCAGCAGGCATATCTAATTCACTTATTAATTTACTTGATAATTTTATTTTAGTAGTAAGCATACTAGACCGAATATTAAGTAAATCATCTCTTAAAGTTTTACTTTCGCTATCTGTTGTGGATGCTGCCGTCTCAGCAATATCTAAAAGATTTTGTTTATCAATATTTTGATTTTTATTCTCTTCTGACCATGTTTTATATCCTTCATTTAAACTGTTTTTTATAGTACTAATATAATCAATAGTTGGTCCTCTACTTGCTCTTGCTGGTCCAATTGTATTTGTAGTATTAGGTAAAATAATTTGTAAAATATTATTTATTGAATTCGCTGCTAATAATTTATTCATTTCATAAATCATGTCATAAATATTAGTTTTTATTAATTTAACTATATTAATGTAATTTTTAATAAAATACCAATTTGTTATAAATTGGTTTATTTGAATATTATATTCTTTCATACCTTCATAATTGTAATCTTCATCTTGTTTAAATAAATTCTCCATATTATTGGGTATTTGTTCAATAATTTGTAAAAAAATAATATTATTTATTTTTATAGAAAATAATTCCATTATTTTTGTGTCAATTTTAGATTGAATAAATTTTTCAGCATCTGTTTTAGTATCTGAAATTCCCAATTGTTTATTCTTTTTTTGTTGTTTAATATATAGTTCATTTTTATAATCTTTAATTGTTATATCTTGTGAGTATGTATTTAATTCAGAAATAAATGAATTTCCTTCTTCTATAAGATAGAGTATATTTTCTTGTAAACTACTGAATAATTCTTCTTCAACTTCAATTCTATTGTTTATAACATTGTTATAATTAGGGTTATTGTAATTTGGGTCATTTATAGACCCAATTATTGATATTTTTTTATTGAATATTTTTTGATATTTTTCAGGGTTATCTTTCATTGGAAAATAAGCAACTATAAATTGAGGGCCAGCATGTTCAGCTTCATCATCATCTTCTTGCTCTTCTTGTTCATCGCTTGTTGTAGTTCTCGGTGAATAATATCTGGCTATAGTAGGAGTTTCGTCTGCTATACTATATACATATGCTAAGTTATCACCAGATAAAAATACGGTACGCTTATTTAACAATCTATTTAATAATTTAACTGTATGTGCTTGTCCATGGTCGCCTGATGATTTAAATCTTAATAATAATTTGTAATATTCATTTTTATTGAAAATACTTCTAATGGTAGAATTATTAGAATTTCTTGACAAATTGCTCCAAATGTTATCTAAAATATTTATAAGTTTATATAAATCTTCATTTATTTCTATATGTTTGGTTCCTAAGTCAAATGTTGCTTCTCCTTTTTCAATATAATGCATACCTATTGAAAGTTCTTTTACACTAAATCCACTATCAACAATTATTACGCTATGAAAACTATCTTGAACGTATATACAGATAGCAACTGAACAAATTTTCCCTACTACATTATCATTACTTTTGCTCTTACTCTTACTTTTATCATCATTATGAGCAGCTATCCTTAATTTTATTTTTATTCCAAGAACTTTAGTTAATATGTCCTCATTCAATAAATTGTCATATATTTTATCATAATAAGATTCATTATTTTCATCTGTCCAATCATATAATTCATAACCTTCAGGTATTTTAGTTTGATTTTCTTTACTAGCGTATCTATTATTTGGTTCAATAGTTATTTTGGTAAATTTAGAATTTCTATTATTTTGGTCATTAGATAACTTATATTCAGATAAATGAAATAAATTATGTTTTGAACTTTTTGATGGATCCCATATTTTCGCTAATGAAAAAAATTCTGGTGGTTCTAAACCTTTTCTTATATTTGAATCCATACACGCGTCATATAACCAATATTCAATACCATGTTCTTGAACTGTTTCAAATAATAGGTCTATATTATCAAAAGGTTCATTGCTTTGAAAAAAATTTCTTCGTTTTTCGTCCCAATTTTTTGTTATATCAGCCCAATTAGGTGTTCTTGGACCTTGTGTAAAATAATATGATATATCATCCAATTTACCAGCTAAATCACCTAATAAGTAATCAACTTTTACATCTTCTTCAAATGAATTTGGGCTTTTTTCAAAATATGAATTTAATATTCTTGTTCTTGTTCCTTGAGAATTAAAAGTAATTTGAGAAATAGCGTCTAGAACTTTTGTTCCATTAACTATATTTGTTGGTTGTTTAGATGTTTTAATTTCATCTGGAAAAATGAAATTTCTTGTTTTAGATGGTTTAAAATCATGTTGAGAATCACCTGGTCCATATCTTAGTTCATCTGTTATTTCTTCATTTCGTTTTTCATTTTCATGACCACCTTTATAAATATTTTGAGGTACTAAAAAATTAAATAATGCTTCTCTTACTAAATTAATTTCTCCATATTCAGTTTTTAACATATTTTCTACTAAATTCGTCACTTTCATACATCTTAATGTAGTTTCAGCAAACATTTTTTCTTTATATTGCCAAACATCTTTAAAAGTCTGAGATTTGGTTTCTAAATCATTACTATGTCTGTTATTAAATAAAGCTCCTATATCCCATAATTTTTCATTTGTTTCATATTCTTTGTTTGCAGTATGTATATTTTTATTTGTATCTGGAGTAAAAGGCGTTTTATCTTTTAAAAAACTAAGTTCAGGCACTATAGGTGTATATATATTTTCATATTTTTCAATTTTTCTTGCTGGTTGTATTATAGGTTGATATAATGAAGGTATATTTGAATCTGAAGTAATAGTTTTATTATAATTATTATTATTACTTTTCATTATAATATAATATAATATATTTATTTTTATTAATTTGTTTTGATAAAGTCGTAAAAATCTTTATTTTCGTATATAAATCTAATATATACGAAATATGTCCAATAAAGAAACACCTATTCATAATATTCCATTTGAACTTCCTAAAAATATTAAAATGGAAAGAAAAGAATTTCAAAAATTATTGTTTTTATCCAATGTTTTAGACCAAGGTTGGACAATAAAAAAAAGAAATGATACTTATATTTTTTCTAAAAAACACGAGAACCGTTATGAAGTTTTCCAAGAAGATTATTTAGAAAAATTTGTATTATCTAATATAAATTCAGGGGCTTTATATGAATGATTACAATAATAAAAATATGTTTTTGTGTAAAACTATATTTTTATTCAGATGTTATGATTTTCCATTTGTATCCTTTATGTATTTCATTGCTATTAATTTAACCAATTGTTTTCTATAATGAATATTTACATTACTATTCTTACGGGTTATCTTCAAACAAAAAATTGAATTTTTATACTTAAACAAATTAGTATTTCATTATTATACATTACATTATTATAAGAAGATGAGTGAAATAATTAATAAAGGAACTGGTGCTGGTGGTGCAAATACAAATTATTATGGGAAACAGTTTGAAGATAAAACGAATAATCAGCAAAGATTATTAGAAATGGGATATACCAAAAATAGTTTTACAAAAAAACCAAAAAAAGCTTATGATTATTATTTGTCAAAAACATTTGAAGATAAAACGATTGTGTTTGTATTACAAAATGGACTTAAATTGTATATGAAAAATAAATACAACATTGATTTATTTAGATGTCCAGATGAAGCGTATATTATTGAATTTACAAGCGGTAAAAAAGTAATAAAAATATTAGAAAAAAAGGAACAAAATGTAGAAGGTTCCGTTGAAACTAAATTATGGAGTGGTCCATCATTAAAAAGAGAATATGAATTAGTATTGGGCGACGATTTTAATGTTCATTATGGATTTTGCGTAAGTGAGTTTTTGAAGAAAAAATTAATCTCAAATGAAAAAAAATATACAATATTAAATACAATACTTAATGAAAATAATATTGTTGTATTATTTGGTGATGATGAAAATTATTTTGAAACATTTGATAATTGGTTTAATAATTCTTTATAATGACTTCCTTTGCCTTTGCGTCTGGATTTTTAGAATTAATTGACCTTTTACATAAAATTGATAATGTGTTATATTTTTCATTTGTAAAATTTTCACGAACTAAAATAACATCAGCATTACTTAACATTATTTTTTTATTTGTATCGGTTAAAATGTGTATTAATTTAAATAAATTATTATGATTTTCTATGTTAAATCCATTTTCTGTATATCCTACAAAAGAAGTATCCGTTTCTGGAGCATATGGAGGGTCAAGATATACAAAATCATTCGGTTGTGTGTTTGTTAGTGATTTATTAAAATCGCAACATTCAAATATTACATTTTGTATTAAATTATGTATTTCTTCTAAATGTTCTTTGTTTATAATTTCTGGATTGTTATAGTGTCCGTATGGAACATTAAATCCTTTTGGACCAACTCTAAATACACCTCTAAAACAAGTTTTATTCAAAAATATAAACATAGCAGAACCTAATATATCTTTTTTTTCATTCAAACTTAATTTGTTATATTCACTTCTTATCCAATAATAATAATTTTCTTTTGCGGTTTTTGCTTCTTCTAAATTTGTGGGTTTTCTGTTTATTGTTCCATTACCACATTTGTTAAAATCCATAATAATAGTTTGCAGTGTATTATATAATTCGTTATGGTTTGATTGAATGTTCTTGTAAATATAAATTAACGGTTCATTTAAGTCATATGCGTATATATTTCCGTGTATCTTTATAATTCCATTTTTTACATAAGATAATAAAGTTAATAAAACACTTCCTCCTCCTAAAAAGGCTTCACGATAATTATTTATCTCAATTGGAAAATCGGAAATAAGTTTATCTATTATTTGAGTTTTTCCACCAACCCACTTTAATATTGGTTTTGGAATATGTATTTTTCTTGTATGGACATCTTTAACAAGTTTATTACAATACGTAATTTCAATATTATTAATTATGTCGCTTGGTGTATTTTTTTTTATTTCAATTAATTTTTCTTTAATTGCATTATCTATCATTTCTTTTATTTTACTTTCAATAACGCACGGGTTTTTTTTATTAATGTGTGTTGTATAGTGAGATTTTTGTTTAAACTCCTTTCCACACTTTTCACAATTGTATTTACCCATTTTTAGTTATATATATCATAATATAATAATTTTAAATCAATTTTTTTATATATTAGTTTATTATAACCTAAAATTACCTATTGCTAGTTAAAGTATTTATATTTGTGTAAATATAACAGATTAAATAAATAATATAATTATATAAAATAAACATCTATTACATTTATATAGTGAAAATATAAATTTATAAAAAAAATATTTTTTAATTTATGTAGGTATTTTGACATATTTTTCAATTTTAAATTTTATTTAGCAATTTCCACAGAATTTATTATCTCTGTATAGTATATATAAAAAACCAGCAGCATGGGAGGAGCACTAATGCAACTAGTCGCCTACGGCGCACAAGACGTTTTCCTTACAGGAACACCAGAAATTACATTCTGGAAAGTATCATACAGAAGACATACAAACTTCGCAATGGAATCCATTGAACAAACATTCTCTGGACAAGCCGATTTCGGTCGTCGTGTTACATGCACAATCTCAAGAAACGGTGATTTAGCATACAGAACCTATTTACAAGTTACTCTTCCAGAAATCAACAAAGACATGAAAGGTTCCACAGGAGCTGTCTATGCTCGTTGGTTAGATTACATTGGTGAACAACTTGTTGCCCAAGTTGAAGTTGAAATTGGTGGTCAAAGAATTGATCGTCAATACGGTGACTGGATGCACATCTGGAACCAACTTACCATGTCATCTGAACAAAAAACAGGTTATTTCAAGATGATTGGTAACACCACCCAACTTACATACATTACTGACCCAGCTTTTGCTGATGTTGCCGGACCATGTGCTGCCGCTGGCGGACCAGCCCAAGTTTGCGCTCCACGTAATGCTCTTCCAGAAACAACCCTTTACATTCCTCTTCTTTTCTGGTTTTGCAGAAACCCTGGACTTGCTCTTCCTCTTATTGCCCTTCAATACCACGAAGTCAAAATCAACATTGATTTCAGACCAATTGGTGAATGTCTATGGGCTGTAAAAGATATTGCTGCTACATCATCCACCCAATCAGTCACCCTAGCATACCAACAATCCCTTGTTGCTGCTTCCCTTTACGTTGATTACATCTTCCTTGACACTGATGAGCGTAGAAAAATGGCCCAAAACCCTCACGAGTACCTTATCGAGCAGCTGCAATTTACAGGTGATGAATCCGTAGGATCATCATCTAACAAGATCAAACTTAACTTCAACCACCCATGTAAAGAACTTATCTGGGTTGTTCAACCTGATGCTAACGTTGATTACTGCTCATCCCTTGAAGGTGGTTCAACACTTTACAGAACCCTTGGTGCTCAACCATTCAACTACACTGATGCCATTGATGCTCTACCAAATGCTATCCATGCTTTCGGTGGCCCAGCTGAAACCTCTGGATCAAATGCTTTCATCAACGCATCATCTGGTCTTTTCCAAATGGCTGGCGCAGTTGATGCTACCAACGCTGGTGATTGGAGTGCTACAGCAAACACTGCTTTTGATAGTGTAGGAAATGCCACTGCTCTTTCTGATGCTGGTACATTCGTCCTTGCCGAAACTGCCCTAGACATGCACTGTTGGGGTGAAAACCCAGTTGTAACTGCTAAGTTACAACTTAACGGCCAAGATCGTTTCTCTGAACGCGAAGGATCATACTTTGATGTTGTCCAACCATTCCAACACCACACCCGCGCACCTGATGCTGGTATCAATGTATACTCATTTGCCCTAAGACCAGAAGAACACCAACCTTCAGGATCATGCAACTTCTCCAGAATTGATAACGCTGTTCTTCAACTTGTCCTTTCATCTGGTGCCGTTGCCAGTACCAACACCGCCAAAGTCCGTGTCTATGCTGTTAACTACAACGTCCTTCGTGTAATGAGTGGTATGGCAGGCGTAGCATATTCCAATTAAAAGTAATTAAACGATAAAGTTATTTAGTTTAAAACAATGTAAAGAATATATCTTATAAATATATATAACATATATTATGTTAAACAATGCCCAATGTTCTCCCATCTACTCATTTGATGATAAAATGAGTTGTAATATTATTACATACAAAGATAGAAACTATTATGTAGATTGTGATGACGCTGTAAAAATAATAAATTTCAAAAAAAAATTTATTTATGATGACATCTATGATTATCCAAGTTTCAATTCTAATTACAAAAAATATTTTTTAATAGAATTTTTATATGGTTTTGATATTGAACATACTGATTATATATTTAATAATGATAATAAATATGATTTACGAAAATGTAATGTAATTCCATATCATAAATTTCATAATGAAATTGAAAAAAAATATAAAATAATTAAATACATACCAGGACATATAAATAATATTGGAATTTCCGCAAATCAAATGAAAAATCCATTATGGATTGTAGAAGAAAATAATAAAGAAATATTATTAATGTATTGTGAAAAAGATACTATTATAACATTATGTGATAAATCATATCAAAAAATATTGGATTTTGAAAAAAGAATAAATGAAAAATTAACTTGGTATTTACAACAAAACGGATATGTATGCACAACAATTCCAAAAGATGGTGGAACAATATTTATTCATCAAATTATAACTGGCTGTCACGGTAATGGAAAAGGAACAACTAATATTAGTGTTGACCATATTGATAGAAATCCATTAAATAATACATATGATAACTTGCGTATAGCAACAAGAAAAGAACAAGAACAAATTTCAAAAGGTATAATGGATGGAACTAAAAAAGAACGCCAAAAAAATGCACGACCATTACCAGAAGGCATTGAACAATCAATGTTACGAAAATATGTTGTATATTATTATAATGTATATAACAAAGAAAAAAATTTAAGCAGAGAATATTTTCGCGTAGAAGGTCATCCAAAATTGGAAAAAATCTGGGAAACGACAAAATCAGAAAAAGTAACAATAATGGAAAAACTACAACAAGCAAATAACGTAGTAGATGATTTGGAAAATAATATATATCCAGAAAAATTGGAAAGCAAATTACCTAAGTATGTATCTATCAATTCTTCAAGAAACAAACAACAATTATGTTATGATAAACGTATTGTTGGAATATCAAAAAATTTGAAAATGGTATTACCGAATGAATATAATATTGATGAGCAACTCAAAATTTTTAATGAGAAAATAAAAGCAAAGTATGAAGGTGAAGATATCCTTACATAAAAATAAATCTAATTAAATATTTGTTACCATTAATAATGTAAACTTGTTTGCTCACCCTTAAGGGTGAGCAAAACGTTCTAATACAATTTATAAAATATATTATTTGCTTTTTGTTTATATTAGTAAAAGTAAATGGAACAATAACAAATAATCATTATTATTTATTATACGAGAACTGCGACAATGAATTAAAACAAAACTTTATCAAAGAACATGGAGAACCATTACTCTACAGAGACGGTGTCGGACAATATGACGCACAAAACAATTTATTAAGAGAATTTGTATGTAAATATGATTGTATAAGAAAATTATGTATTAGTGATAAAACATTAGCAAAGACATTGGATAAAAATATCCACTACAATGGATTTTATTATAAATCAATAGGTTCAAAACTACATTGTTGAATTGTAAAAAACTATTTTAGGTAATTTTAGTTAAAATAATATAAACGTAAATTATGCTATATAACTAAAATGGGTAAATATAGTTGTGAAAAATGTTCCAAAACGTTCTCTCAAAAATCTCACTATGACCAACATATATCTCGCAAGAAACCGTGTGAATTACAAACTGATAAACTTAAAGAGTATATAAACAAAACAATTGAAGAAAAATTGAATCAAGTAAGTAATAACAACATTATAACAAATAATATAATACAAAATATAATGAAGAACGAAACTGAAACCATAACGGTTAAACCCAACGAACTAACAAATGAACTATTAACAACACATCAAACCTTAGAAATTAATAAAATACACAATGAAGATTGTATATTGGGCATGAAAAAAATAAAAAGTGAAAGCGTAGATATTGTTTTATGTGACCCACCATATAATATCGGAAAAGACTTTGGTAACAATAGCGATAAACAAAAAATGGATGATTATTTATTATGGTGTGATAGTTGGATTACTGAATGTTTGCGAATATTAAAACCACATGGAACTTTATACATATATGGTTTTAGCGAAATCCTTGCTTTTGTAAGAACCCGTATTACTTGTAATGTAAGATGGTTGGTTTGGCATTATACAAATAAAGTAACTCCTTCCCTTAATTTTTGGCAAAGAACCCATGAAAGTATTTTATGTTGTTATAAAGATAAACCTATATTTAATCGCGACGATGTAAGAGAACCATACACTGAAACATTTTTAAAAAACGCAGCTGGTAAAGTAAGAAAATCTACAAAAGGTAGATTTAGTAATGGAGATAAAGAAACTACTTATACTGCTCATGAAGGAGGTGCCTTACCAAGAGATGTTATCAAGGTTCCCGCATTAGCAGGCGGAGCAGGAAAAAAAGAGCGCGTAGACCATCCAACACAAAAACCTTTAACCTTATGTGATACGTTATTAAAAGCATCACTCAATAAAAATTCAGAAACATTATTAGTTGTTCCATTTGCTGGTTCAGGTTCAGAATGTGTTTCAGCAAAAAAAAATAATATTAATTTTATCGGTTTTGAAATAAATAGTGATTATATTAATATAGCAAATGAAAGATTATCTACTTGCTAAAAATTATACTAAAAAATAAAAATCTTTAATTTATATTTTTTTACTTTTTACTATGGGTTTACATCTAAATTCATAAAATTATCAAGGTCATTTATATTGTTTATTGGTGTTAAATAAGGTAATATTGCGGATTTAGTTACCCACCACCCTTGTTTTCCTTGAAAAGTAACTATTTTTTTATCTCGTAATTCACCCATAAGTATTGATTTTTTAATACACCATATTTTGAACTTATCAAAATCAAGCAGAACAAATAAGACGTATTCATAATCATGTTCTGGTTCAAGATGTTGCCATTTACAGTCATCTTTGCCAGCCCAATATCTTGCTGATTTTATTTCTATTTTCTTACCGTTTCTCGTGGCGTCATTTTGACTTGATGTTCTAGGATCTAAATTAAATAATTCACATATGATATTTTCACATTCTGTTCCAAACGGTTTTGATTCTAAATCAACCAATTGTAATACTTCGTCGCAGCTATTATTATTTTTATAATGTTTTATTTGAGTTAATTTATCTTTAATTTTTTTGAATGCTTTTGTATCCTTCCAACTATTTACGCAAAGAATATCGTTAGTTTCAATGTATATATTTTCCATTTTATAGCTAAGAACTTTTATAATTTATAACTTACATATAAAATGTAAAATATAATTCAATTTTATATTCTTTACATAAATCACAATCTACGTAAAAGGCTTAATAACTGTTGGTACAATCGCAGGAAAAGAGTACCAATATACTACTTGTGTGGCATCTTCCGCATCATGTGTTTCAAATTTACTACCATCAACAAATTGTATTTTAAATAAACCATCAATATTTCCATCAAATGGATGATAATATGGATTTGTGTACATTGTATATTGAATTAAACGATTATTTATCGGATTTCCATTACTATCTAAGGCAAATACAGTACCTTCAGCATTTGTATATAAATTAAGATATACTTGCCCGTTCATCATTTGTTGAACAGTTTTCAAATCAGCATAAAATTCATTATGATGAAAACGGCCATATTCATTGAAAACTCTTCTCACTTCATTGGTTGACATTTTATATTATATAATAGTATAATACAAAATACTAAATAATTATATACTAACTACACCATATTCAGTGTATTAAACAATAAAAAAATTTTATAATTCACAAAACTAAAAATAAAAAAGAATATTATTATAATAAAAAACAGCATAAAAAATAAAAAACAATCATCTTATTCAAATAAAGAATGTCTCTATTTTGTTCTTCCAAATTAAATACTCAAAATGATTTATTAATGAAAAATTTAATGGATTTTTATAATAAATCAGACAATCTTAATAAAATGATGAAAATTATCAATGGTGAATCCAAAATATCATTACGAATCGTAGATTGGTTTGTAACCAATTTCGCAAAAAAATATTATACTGTCTACGAAATGACTTCAATAGAAAATGAAATTACCCGATTTAAAGTATACAACGATTATAAACTAAAACTAAAAGCGTATAGTAAACGAAGGTTTGATCCATTCTGTAGATGGGAACGAATTACTGTTCCGTATGATAATGAAAAATATATGGAAACAACAATCGGTCAATTAAATTTTTTCAAATGGGCAATAGAAAATGATATTATTCAATACATAGAAAACAATTATTCAGACATTGAAAATGATATGAACCAACGTAATAGTACATCTAAACGCAAAGCATCCCCTGATAATTTATCAATAGAAAATGATAATACAAAAACCCGTAAAAAAAGAGAAGAATTATCTATTTCTGCTTGTAAATGTATTAAAAAGGAAGATGTTAAAATTATTGTAAAATTTAATTAAAATTTCCAAATAAAACTTTTTATACTTTTGAGTAAATAATAATTCATTCCAAATTCTTCAACTGTTGTGTCTTCTTCTGTTTCTTGTTCTTCTTCACTATATTCATAATATTCACAAACACCTTCTTCATCCATTATTTTGTCTATATAATTTTTGATTAATCTTAACCAACACATTCCTTTATCATCAGGGTCTTCTGTGTTATAAGTTACATCAGCATTCGCATTAATAACCAAAATATTTTTTTTATTTATTAACCAATCTTGATGATATTCTTTACATTTTTTCAAATATTCTAAAGGTACAACATCTTCTCCTTTACGATTACGCTTATGAACACGATTATAACAAACATCTTCGTCTGTATGAATGTATACTAATCCATTTAATTTAAAATCATTTTTATATTCATTATAGAATTCCATATAGATTTTATAATTAATTTCGTCAATCATTTTATCATCATATAACATTTTAGCGAAAATTTTTCTATCTGCTTCTAATGAGCGTTCACAAATAATCAATTTACATTCAGGATTTTCTTTTATTAATTTACGAAGTAATGA